GATACCGCATTTAGTAAAAAGGAAACAGCCGATTATTCTGCTATTACAACATGGGGAGTCTTTTACCCAGATGAAGTTACCCCTGCATTGATTCTATTAGATGCTATAAAAGGAAGATATGACTTTCCTGAACTTAAAGCAGTGGCTTTAGATCAATATAAATACTGGGAGCCAGAGTCCGTGGTTATTGAAGCAAAAGCCTCTGGATCTCCATTAATTCAAGAATTACGTAGAATGGGTATACCTGTGATAGATTTTAGCCCTAGCAAGGGAAATGATAAGTTTACTAGGGTAAATGCCTGTGCCCCTATTTTTGAATCTGGTTCCATCTGGTATCCTCATGGTGAGAGTTTTGCAGATGAAGTAATTGAGGAATGTGCAGCGTTTCCACATGGTTCTTATGATGACTATGTTGATAGCATGACGCAAGCTGTGTTAAGATACCGACAGGGTAATTTCGTTTCTACTTATTCCGACTATGTAGAACCTGAAAGATTACCACGTGAATATAAATACTACGAGGGATAAACATATGTTATCAGCAAAACAAAAAAAGATTGCTTCAAAAGCAGGCGATCCAAATAAAATAGACGCAAAAGATTTCGCAGTCCTAAAAGCAGAAAAAGCTAAAGGAAGAGGAATGGGTTTACAAGATGAGCAATTACCACCAGGAAAAATGGTAGCTGCTAAAAAAGGTAAGATGATTAAAAAAAAGAGTGATGGAAAAGCTGAAAAAGGAATGGGTATTGAAAAGAAAATGGGTGGCGGTATGGTAGATCCAACTATGGCTAATTATCAAAAAGGTGGTTCAGTTATGGCAAGAGGATCTAAACTTGCTAAAGTGAGACCAACTAAATTATACTAATGGCTGAAAAAATTAAAGGCAATCCTGAACAGTCTTATCGAAGAGCAAGAAGAAGAAAAGAATTAGGGGATAGACTTACGGACACAGATGTTAAAGTAGCAGGAGGAGCATTAGGAGCAGCCGCTGCAGCGGATCCATATCTTTCAAGAAACGAATTCAAAGAAGGATTTTATAATCAACCAAGTCAACCAGCAATTACTGCAGAGACAATGTACGGTAAAGGAACTAAAAGAGGACTTGAATATCCAACAGTAGATCCTGATACAAAGATGATGCAAGACGCAGAAGGTATGGCTGAAGGTGGATCTGTAAGAGGACAGAAAAATATTCAAGTAAAGAAAAAAGCATTTAGAGGAATATTTTAATATGTTAAAAGGACCTAAAAAAGTTGCAAAGGTAATGAGAGAATTTAAAAAAGGAAAATTGCATTCTGGTAAAAAAGGACCAGTTGTAAAGAATCCTAAACAAGCAATTGCAATTGCTTTATCAGAAGCAGGTATGTCTAAACCACAAAAGAAAAAAGACGGTGGAATGATTAGATTTAGAAGACAATATCAGATGCACAATGGTAAATTCTAATGAAGAAAAAAGCAAAAGCTTTAAAGAAAGCATCTACAAAAAATAAAGTTATTAAACCTGTAAAAGCGTTTACTGGTTTAGAAGTTGCTTTAATTGCAGGAGCTGCTGGATTAGCAGGTTCTGAATTAATGGGTGGTAAACAAAAATCTACAGCATTTGTAGATCCATTCAAACAATACGATCCAGCAATGACACCATCACAATATGTTGCTAAACAAACTTCAGCTACAGATATTACAGGTGAATCTTTAAATCCTGTTACATCATCTGGTGAGTCAGCTTCGAGATCCGTGAGCACTGGTACAGGGACCACGGACAACGAACAAGAAGAGACAAAGGCTATGAAAACTGGTGGTATGGTTCGCGGTCAAGGAAAAGCTATTAGAGGTACAAGATTTAAAGGTATATTCTAATGCCTAGAGGAACTTGTTGGAAAGGCTACGTACAAAAAGGTATGAAGATGAAAAACGGAAGATCAGTTCCAAATTGTGTTCCAGTACAAAAAGCATATCTTGGTAAAGCTGTAAGACAGCCTACAGAAACAGATAACGAATTTAAAATAAGACATGAGATGCATACGCCATTCATGGATATAAAAAAGAAAAAAGGCGGACTTATAAAAGGTAAACCAAAACTTGCACTACGCGGATGGAAATAAATGGTAGAGCAAACAAAAAAAGCGCAGGAACAAAAAGATGATACAGCAGGGTTAGGAACTCTTGCTGGAATTACTGCTTTGGCTGCAATTCCTTTTTTAAGACCGGTTAGAAATTTCGTAAGACAAAAATTAGCAAAAGAAACTATAGAGTCCCAAGCAGGAACAAAGATACCAAGAGTTGTGGCAGATGAGGCACAGGTTGTTCCTCAAATAACTTATTCCCCAGATAAGACCAAGATCAATTACATGGTCAAACAGAAGCAACCACAGATTGAACCATTATTAAATGATAGACCTTTTGAATCTAAACCTATGTTTGGATCTGCATTGTATGATGCAATTAAAACATCCCCTGCTGATGAAATGTTAGCAGATGATTGGGTAAAATTTTTTAAATCAAAACAAAATGTAAAATATAATGATGGAAGATCAGCTTCTATTCAAATGGAAGAGTTGTTTGATACAAATATTGCTGATTTAGATCCTAAAGGAAATTTAGTAGGTGGTCTTTTAGCTGCAGCTAAAAATATTAATGCTCCAATTAATAAAGAACTATTATTAATGCAAGTTAAAAATAATCCTATTAATAGAATGAAACTCGTTGAGTTTAAAGCTCCACAAAATTTTCAAGGATCCGTTGATACATTAGAAAATCAAATTAGAAGTGTATATGATGTTATTAGAAAAAAATATCCGACTGCCTTAGAAGGAAATCAAGTATCTGGAATTTCAGATTTACAAAAAGCTATACAAATGGTTCAAGGAATTAGATTAAATAATGCTCAGTATTCTGGTTCTAATTTAAGCGACACCACATTACAAAGTTTAGGACAGATGTTTAGAGAATCTCTTAAAAAATTAAATGTTAAGGGTATTGATCCACAAGATAAATCTATATTTGAAAATGCTTTAAAAGCTGTAAACGCGGAAACTGAAAAATTAGTTATGGCAGCAAGAAGTCCATATAAATTACAACACAACTCACAAGAAGTAGGACAATATAAATTACCGGGTGAAACAAATCCAGTAGAAATGGTTTGGTATTATCCTGAAAAAATTCCAACAAATAAACTTAGCGGAAGTCATTTTAGAATTCCAGATGTAAAAACTTCCTATGAATCACAACCATTAGTACATGCAATGTATGGAACAAGATTTACACCTAAAGGAGAAAAAGTTTTATCCATAAATGAAATTCAAGCAGACGTTCAGCAATCCGTTTTTGAACAAGTTAAAGAAGAAGGTAAAAAAAGAATAAACCCTTTTAACAAAGAAGCAGAAGCTGGATTGTTAATTAAACCTAGAGAAGAAATAAATACTAAAATAAATGAACTTTTAAAAAAAGGTATGTATGCTACAGAAGATGAAACATATCAATTAAATAAATTATTAGGAGAACAAAAGTTAATAAAAAAAGGATTGGTTGCAGAAAAAACAGCTAACGCTACAGATTTTTTACCTATGTTTGATACTAAACAATATACAGATTATGCAGTTAAAACTATTGCAAGACGTGCAGCTGAACAAGGAGATCAATATGTAGCCGTTGTTCCTGTTAATTATATTGCTAGAGGTAAAGGAGCTATTCCTGGTAATGAAATAGTATATGGATATGCAAATGGAAAAGGGATTGCTAAAAAAGGAGAAGCTATAGTTCCTGAAGTAATGAGAAAATTAGCTAATCAATACAAGACAGAAGCTAAAACTATACAGGTATCTAAATCAGATCCAGATAGTCCTTTCAAAATTGTACAAGTAAAAAAAGTGAAAAGATTTGATAAAAATCCAGATAAGTTTGACGATGCTAAAGAATTAGAGGAATTTAAAGTAAATCATCATACCGCTGCTTTTAAAAACGAAGAAGATGCTAAAATATTTTTAAGCAATTATGGAGATGGTGGTAAAATAGAGTTTATTCCTAAGGATAGTCCTGAATTATATGATTTAATGTATGCTTTAAGAGTAACACCTGATATGGCTAATAAACCTTTTAAACTTTACAAACATACCGGTGGTCTGATAGAAGATATCTTTAAAGCACCTTTAATATAATATAAACTTATAAATATGGCTATTGAAAAAGAAATTCCAAACGAGCAGATAGAAGATTTAAACGTAACAGATAGAGAAGCTCCAGTTGGTTCAGCTAACGATATTAACGTTGTTGTTGAGGGAGAAGAACCTGTTGTTGAAGAACAAATAGAAGACGAGTTTAATAAAAACATTGCAGAAGAAATGGATGAAAGAGATCTACAAGATCTTGCTAATCAATTAATTTCTGATTTTAGAAATGACAAACTAACAAGAGAAGATTGGGAACAAAGTTATACTAAAGGTTTAGATTTATTAGGATTTAAATACACATTACAAACAAGACCATTTCAAGGAGCATCAGGAGTAACGCATCCATTACTTGCTGAAGCTGTAACACAATTTCAAGCACAAGCTTATAAAGAATTATTGCCACCTGAAGGACCAGTAAGAACTCAAATCATTGGTGTTCAGAATCAAGAAAGAGAAGATCAAGCAAGTAGAGTTTCTGATTTCATGAATTATATGTTGATGGAAAGAATGGAGGAATATACTCCAGAGTTTGATCAATTATTATTTTATTTACCATTAGCTGGATCTGCATTTAAAAAAATTTATTACGATGAAGTGTTAGAAAGAGCTGTTTCTAAATTTATACCAGCTGAAGATTTAGTAATACCTTATTACGCAACAGACATAAGAGACTGTGAAAGAATTACTCATGTCATTAGAATGACAGAGAACGAGATTAAGAAAAAACAAGTAGCTGGTTTTTATAGAGACATAGAACTAAACCCACCACAAGATAATACATCTGATATTAAGAAAAAATATAATGAGTTAGAAGGTGTTTCTAAAGGAGCAGAATCTGAAGATACTTATTCTGTTTTAGAAATGCATGTTGATTTAGATATTGAAGATGAAGACAATGTAAAAATACCATACATAGTTACAATAGATGAAACTTCACAGGAGATTTTATCTATATATAGAAATTACAGAAAAGATGATCCTAAAGCTAGAAAAATAAATTACTTTGTACATTATAAATTTTTACCAGGACTAGGCTTTTATGGTTTTGGTTTAATTCATATGATAGGTGGTTTATCTACTGCGGCGACTTCTGCACTAAGACAATTATTAGATGCAGGAACTTTAGCTAACTTACCTGCTGGATTTAAGTCTAGAGGAATGAGAATTAGAGATGATGAACAACCAATTCAACCAGGTGAATTTAGAGATGTAGATGCACCAGGAGGAAATATTAGAGATCAATTTCAATTATTACCATTTAAAGAGCCAAGTGCTACTTTGTATCAACTAATGGGCTTCTGTGTTGAAGCTGGTCAGCGTTTCGCGGGTATTGCGAGTATGCAAGTGGGTGATGGAAACCAACAAGCAGCAGTTGGAACAACAATTGCACTATTAGAACGTGGTGCAAGAGTAATGTCAGCAATTCACAAACGAATTTATTACGCAATGAAGCAAGAATTTAAGATTTTATCACGAGTTTTTGCAGAATATTTACCTCCAATTTATCCATATGACGTTTATGGTGGTGAAAGAACTGTAAAAGTAACTGATTTTGATGACAGAGTAGATATTTTACCAGTTGCAGATCCAAATATTTTCTCAATGGCACAAAGAATTACACTTGCGCAGACACAATTGCAGATTGCACAGACAAATCCGCAAATTCATAACGTTTATGAAGCATATAGACGTGTATATTCTGCATTAGGAACTAAAAATGTTGATGAAATTTTGTTAAGACCAGAAAAACCATCTCCAAAAGATCCAGCAATTGAAAATATGGAAGGATTACAGATGAAATTACCAAAAGCTTTTGCTGAACAAGATCATGATGCGCATATTATGGCTCATAAAATGTTTATGCAGAGCAGAATGGTGCAAATTAATCCACCTGTATATGCTTTATTCCAAGGACACATATCGGAACACATATCTTTGAAAGCTACAATGGAAGTTTATGTTGCAATGAAGCAAGATCCTAAATATATTGAGATGGAACAAACTAATCCAGATGCTTTTAGAATAGAAGCAGATGCTTTGGTTGCACAAAGAATTAATGAATTAACAATGGCACTTATTCAAGAAGAATCAGCAACTTCTCAACAAGATCCATTAGTTGCTTTAAAACAAAGAGAGTTAGATTTAAAAGCTATGGATATTCAAAGACGTTCTCAATACGATGCTGAAAAATTAGATCAACAACAAAATCAATTTGAAGATAGATTAGATTTAGATGAAGAAAAATTACAACAGCAAAGAGAACTACAAGCTCAAAGATTAGCTGTATCAATGCAATCAACAGCAATGAAAATGAACAAGCCTAGAGGTTCAGGTGATAGGTAAAAGGTTTGGCCCACCACCGTTAAAAGGACCTGCTTCTCAAGGACTAAGGTTAACAAAACTTAAACTAAAAAAATCTAAATTAAAAAAACTTAATGTTAGAAAAAAGTAATTCTTTAGAGCTATTTAAATTTAAAGAAAAAGAAAGAATAAGAAAACAACGTTATTATAAAAATAATTCAAAAAGTATAAGAGAAAAAGTAGCTAATTATAATAAATCAAATTATGAAAAGAGAAAATTAGTTGTAAAAAAATCTTGGATAAAATGTAAGTATGGAATAGTTTATGAAGACTATTTATCCATGCATCGTGAACAAGATTATAAATGTAAAATTTGTAAAAGACATGCTGATGAATTTAAAAAAGGATTAGTAGTAGATCATAATCACAAAACTGGCAAAGTTAGGGCTTTATTATGCACTAATTGCAATTCACAATTACATGTGTTAGAAAATAAAGAGTTATACGATAAATATATGAACTATTTAAATAGTTATAAAGAGGAATAATGTTACCCATGTTAAATGCAATTGCACCACTAGCTAAAATACTTTTTAATACAATTGAAAAGTCTGTTCCTGATAAAGATTTACAAGCTAAATTAAAAGCAGATTTGCAAACTCAATTAATGCAATCTCATACACAAGAATTAACTGCAGCAGCAAAGATTATCGAAGCTGAAGCTAAAGCTGGATGGTTTGCATCAAGCTGGAGACCATTATTGATGTATGTATTAATTTTTATATTAGTATGGAACTATGTTTTAGGACCAGTAATATTATTTTTCTTTAAAGCTTCTATAACTATTACTCTTCCAGGAGACGTATGGACATTATTACAAATAGGTCTTGGTGGTTATGTTGTTGGTAGATCAGCAGAATCAGTAGCTAGAACAATGGCTAATAAAGCACAACCAAAAGATCAAGAAAACGGGTAATGAAATACCTAGTTATTTTATTATTGCTTTTTTCTTGCAGTAATATAAACACACCTAACATATCAACTGGACAGGTAGTAATTAAAAGATTTTTAATTGAATTAAATTATGATTAAATGATAGATTACGAAAGCTTTAAATACATAAGAAATCAAATAAATAAGTCAGTAGAACGTTTAAAAGAAGCTCTGGTGTACAGTGTAGACAAATGGGATGACATCTTATATATTAGAGGAAAAATTCAGGGCCTAGAAACCCTGCTACAGGATCTCACTGACCTGCAGAAAAAACAGGAGCTATTTGATGACGACAAAGACACCAAGTCTGGAAGTACCAAAACATAAAGAAGGACTTCTAGATTCCTACAAAGAAAAAGAAGTTAAAGAAGAAACTTTAACTCCAGAAAATTTTCAAGAATCAGCACTAGACCAATTACCTAATCCAACAGGATATAGAATATTAGTTCTAATGCATGCTGGTGCTAGAAAAACAAAGGGCGGCATTCATCTCACAGAAAATACATTAGAAACAATACAGATGACATCTGTTTGTGGCTACGTATTAAAAATGGGAGATCTTTGCTATAAAGACGAAAAAAAGTTTCCGAATGGACCATGGTGTAAACCAAAAGAGTGGGTTATGTTTGGTCGATACGCGGGAGCACGATTCAAAATAGAGGGAGGAGAAATCAGAATTCTTAATGATGATGAAATCATTAGTACAATTAAGAGTCCTGAAGCTATTTTGCAACTGTACTAAATAATAAGGAGTATGTATGGCTGAAGACACAAAACGTCAGCCAGATGTCGAACTAGACACTGATGACGCAAAAGAGACAACCATACAACTTGAAGAGAAGAAGGAAGAAAAAGACAAAAGACCAAATCTAAATCTAGGAGAAGTAGATTTAGAATATACAGATCATAGTCAAAACAAAAAAGAAAAGATTGATATATCTGTAGAAGAAAAAGAAGAAACAAAAGCAGAAAAACCTGCTGATCAAGAAGATCTATCTTCTTTTAGTGATTCTGTTCAAAAAAGAATAGATAAGCTTACTCGTAAAATGCGTGAAGCAGAAAGACGAGAACAAGCAGCGCTTGATTACGCTCAAGGTTTACAAAAAAAGTACACCGATGCTCAAAAAAAATATCAAGAAATAGATGATAGTTATATTAAACAGTATGACGCTAGAATAGATGCTGAAAAAGATACTGTTAAAAAGAAACTAAAAGATGCTATCGAATCTCAAGACGCAGAAGCAATTATATCTGCCAATGAAGAACTTTCTAGATTAATTGTTGAGAAGGAAAGAGCTAAAGTATCTATAGCAGCAAAAGAAAGACAGAAAAAAGATACAGAACAAAACGAAAAAGAAGCTCAAAATGTTGAACAAAATCAACAAATTGAAAGAAAAGCAGTAGCACCAAGTACTAAAGCTAAAAAGTGGGCTGAAGAAAATACTTGGTTTGGAAGCGATGAATACATGACTAATACAGCGTTTCAAGTTCATGAAAAACTACAAAGTGAAGGGTTTGACCTGGACAGTGACGAGTATTATAATGAAATCAACAAACAGATGAAGGATATTTACCCTCATAAGTTTGCTGAAGATAAGCAAGAACAGAAAAAGCCCGTCCAAACTGTTGCCTCTGCAAATAGAGGAAAAACTGGACGCAGAACTGTGAAACTCACCAAATCACAGGTTGCTATTGCAAAAAAATTAGGGGTGCCACTAGAAGAATACGCAAAATACGTGAAGGAGGCAAATTAGTATGAGCGAAGAAATAAAGAAGACTTCACGCAACTCAGAGTTGAGGTCTAAGGACAAGAGAAAAACTCAATGGGTTCTACCATCTAACTTAGATGCACCACCCGCGCCTGAAGGTTATAAACACCGATGGCTTAGAGCAGAAGCAGGAGGTTTCGTGGACACAGCAAATATGTCTAAGAAACTTAGAGAAGGATATGAACTAGTTAGGGCTGAAGAATTAAAAGAACTAATTGGTGACAATGAATTCCCTGTAATTTCTGAAGGTAAACATTCGGGTGTAATTGGAGTTGGAGGCCTTGTGCTGGCAAGGATACCGATCGAGATTATTAAGCAGCGATCTGCATACTTTAATAGAAAAAGTACAGATCAAATTCAAGCTGTAGATAATGATCTTATGAAGGAACAGCGACCAGAGATGCCGATTAATATTAGTCGACAATCTCGTGTAACTTTTGGTGGTAACAAGAAATAATTTTTTTGTAAAACCATCCAAAAAAATATAAACTAAAAAATGGAGAAAATAAAAAATGCCTAACACACTTGAAAGATTTGGTTTAAGACCAAGTCGTCAATTAAACGGTAGTCCATTTATTAACGCACAGAACAGATATAGAATTGCGTCTGGCAACTCAACTGCTATTTTCCAAGGAGATTTGGTAACACCACTTTCTTCTGGAACAGTAACTAGATATGTTGCTAATACTTCTAATGTTGTTGTGGGTGTTTTTAATGGCTGTTTTTATACAGATCCGACAACTCAAAAACCAACGTTTAGTAACTTCTATCCGACATCTACAAATGCATCAGACATTACTGCATTCGTAATAGATGGTCCGGATACAGTGTTTGAAGTAAACGCTAACGCTGTTTTTGCTGTTGCTGATTTGTTTCAAAACTACACAGTAAACAATGTATCAGGAAACACTCAGACAGGTATATCTTTAGTACAATTAGATGTAGCTAATTCTGGGACAGCTGGAACTTTTGTAGTTCAAGCAATTGATATATCACAAAGTCCAACTAACAGTGACGTTGCTTCATCGAACGCGAATATTATGGTTAGAATTAATAACCATTTCTATCGCCAAGGTGGAACAGGTCTATAATAGGAGAATAAATAATGGCTATATCACGATCACAACTAGTTAAAGAACTAGAGCCAGGATTGAATGCACTATTCGGCCTGGAATACAGTAGATACGAGAACGAGCACGCTGAAATCTTTATAACTGAAACTTCTGACAGAGCGTTTGAAGAAGAAGTTATGTTAACAGGTTTTGACGGTGCTGAAGTTAAACAAGAAGGTGCTCCAGTAGTATTCGATCAAGCTACTGAAGCGTATACTTCAAGATACACTCATGAAACAATCGCATTAGCGTTTGCTATCACTGAGGAAGCTATTGAAGATAACCTTTACGATAGACTTGCATCTCGTTATACAAGAGCGTTAGCTAGATCAATGGCTAACACTAAACAAGTTAAAGCAGCAGCTGTATTAAACAATGCGTTTAATTCAGCATTTACAGGTGGGGACGGAAAAGAGCTTATTGCTACTGATCACCCTCTTGCTAACGGTGGAACTTTCAGTAATGAACTTGCTACTGCAGCTGACCTTAACGAAACATCACTAGAGCAATCATTAATCGACATCGCAGCGTTTGTTGACGAAAGAGGATTAAGAATCGCTATCCAAGGTAGAAAATTGATAGTTCCAAAAGAACTACAATTCACTGCGGAGAGAATCTTAAAATCACCTTTAAGAGTCGGCACAGCTGATAACGATATCAATGCAATCAAAAATATGGGAATGATTCCAGAAGGTTATAGAGTTAACCACTTCTTAACTGACACTGACGCATTCTTCATTATGACTGATGCTCCAAATGGTCTAAAACACTTTGTAAGATCGCCAATTAAAACTGCGATCGAAGGTGATTTCGACACAGGTAACGTTAGATTCAAAGCTAGAGAGAGATACGTATTCGGATTCTCTGATCCTAGAGGAATCTTCGGATCACCAGGAGCTGCATAATACGTTAAATTAAGTAGTTCAATAAAAGGGGCTAGAGTTTACTCTGGCCCCTTTTTCTTTTATAATCAATAAATATTCTAGATTAATAGTTTTGTAGACTGGCTAGACAGACGGTATAGAGACTACAAAGCATAACCGCTATACAGGAGAAAAATATGGCAACAACATCGTTCCAAGGGATCGTAAGATCATACGGAGGACAAGATAAATCAGTAACAACACCAGGTGTCGTAGTATTATCTGAAGTAATTTCATTTGATGCTGCAGCAACTGCAGTTAGTTTAACACCAGTTAGAATTGGTACATCAGCTTCAGCTGGTGCTACATTCATTCTACCAAAAGGTGCTATCCCAATTTCTTTTACAGTAGTCGTAGCATCATCAGGTGCAGGTTCAACTGTGGATATTGGAACAACAGCTGACGTTGATGGTTTCTTTAATGAAGTAGCTTCGGTTACAAAAGGATCAATCAAAGGTGCAGATGGTGCATTAGTAATAGCAGGTGGTATACCAGCTAACGCTACTGTAGCAGCTTCTGTTGGAGCAACTGCTGGAACTGGAACAGTTACAGGAGTATTTACATATACGATTGTAGATAACGCTCAACCAGGCGAATCACAGTCATCATCATAAATTAATTTTTAAGGAGCTCTTCGGAGCTCCTTAATAAAAGGAGAAAAAATGAAGTCAGATGTAAAACCGGTCATATGTGCTAGTACCTCATCTAATGCAGTATTATTTACTGGCCCTACAAGGCTTAGAGGATTTATGATTCAATCTACTGGACCTGCTGGAACAGCAACTATTAATGGTTTAGCAAATGCTTCCACTGTTAGTTCATCAGTTAATACACAAGTTTATATTCCAGTCCAAGTTGGAGCAGGTGGAACTGAGACATTAAATCTTCCAGAAGATGGAGTTTTATTTGCTCAAAGAGGTGGTGTAGGAATTGTTGATGGTATTGGAGTTACTGGAAACATAAGTTCTTTAACTATTACCTTATTCATAGATAAATAATGGTTCAAGAAGATATTCTTGATTATCAAGAGTCAGTAATGCAACTCGTTTCAGGAATGAAACGTGGTGGCGATGTAATGCCAGCTAGAAACAAAAAGAATTTTAGACCTACAGAAAAAGGTGCTGGAATGACTCGTGCGGGCGTGCAGGCGTACAGGAGAGCAAATCCAGGTTCAAAATTATCTACAGCAGTTACAGGTAAAGTTAAACCAGGAAGTAAGTCAGCTAAGAGAAGAAAATCTTATTGTGCTAGGTCAGCAGGTCAAATGAAGATGTTTCCAGGAGCAGCTAAAGATCCTAACTCAAGATTGCGCCAAGCTAGACGTAGATGGAAATGTTAGTTAAAGTTCCGTTTATAAATGGAAAAAAATAATTTATTAGTTCACAAACATTTAATTGTTCGTGCTGAAGTTTTTCGTCCACCGATGGACGAGGAGTTTCTTAGGCGATGGTTAAATGAATTCATTACAGAAATTGGAATGAAAGTGATGATGGGTCCTTATGTTAAATATTCTAATATGGTTGGCAATCGTGGTATTACTGGTGCTGCTATTATAGAAACATCACATATTGTTATGCACGTATGGGATGAAGTACATCCTGCATTAATGCAATTTGATGTATATAGTTGTGGAGAATTTGATCCAGAAACCATATGTAACAAAATAGAAAAAGATTTCACAGTTCACAAAATTGAGTACAAATTCCTTGATAGAGAGCATGATTTGAAGGAAATATTCAAATTGAAAGTAATAGAATAGTAGTATATAAACTACTTGCTATATGTCATATTTAAATGCTAACATACCACCAATTTATTGTAAAATAAGAAGGGAATATTTATATGACTTACGAGAACATAAAGGAGAAACTGAAGACTGTGTGGTATTCGGTTTGGGGAGTATTAGCGGGCGTGCATTATTGTTTCACTGTTTACTTACGAACGGTGCAATCTATTGGAGACTTCCTATCTCTGCTTTTATTCAAGGAGGAAGCAGCGATTCTTTGCATAGCGGACAGGTTGAACATCAAGATCTCGAAGATCTTGAGCTATGGAATTCATTTAGTTATTATCCTAGTGTTACTACTTTTGATTTTTTAATAGGTCAACGCTGTAAGTATCTAGGTAAAGATAAAAAATTTATTCATGGACAATATTTATTCACTGTGGATTGGGCACATCCGGAACCTAATATATTGGATACTGAACATTCCGAAATTCCTGATCAGCATAAGTGTGCTCACATTTTGGCTCTTGATAACGGCAATTATGCAGCTCAGCCTAATAATCGTATTCTGTGGAGTATTCCTAGCTTTACAACTTCAAAACATTGGCCAGATTATAAAGTTCAAACTACAGAATGGAATGTAGAAAATAAAGGCTTTGTGACAGATGACACAGACAATTTTTTTTATGATATAATGGATAAAGATAAAAAATGAGTAAAGAAAAATTAACATTCGTAGTGACTACATTAGTTACAACTACTTTATGTATTGTTGTACTAAGTATGGTTATGACTTTAATGATGGGTCTATTTGACGAAAAAGTAGACAATACCGAAATATTTAAATTAATATCCCCTGCCTTTCAAACAATCATCGGGGGATTTATTGGTCTTCTAGCTGGTGTAAAGTTAAAAGCAAATGATGACGACAAAAACTGCAACTGCAAATAATTGTATTAACAAACTAGCAGTTGGATGCTGCTTATTAAATAATTGTAAATGTTATGACAATAAAGAACATAATAATAAAATATTTGATAATAGCCTTAGCGGCATTCTTGCTTGGTACCTTTTTTCCGAATCCAGTCGCCAAGAAGAAGACTCAAAGTGAAACAGTCGCCTGGGCTAAAAAATTAGGATTTGGACCTCCT